AATAATCCACTACCTTCCATTTGCTTTTTTGATGGTCTGCCTCTTTTCTTTCCACCGACGGTGTCTCTACCTAACCCAAAAGCTCCAAGAATACTACTTATAGGACCGCCCCCTTCCATTTGTTTTTTTGATGGCCTGCCTCTTTTCTTTCCACCTGTTAAAGCATTTTTATTTTCAGCCATTGATTGAACACCAACGGATCCGGCCTTACGAGGCCGCCCTTTTCCTTTCTTACCAATCCCAACAACAGCCGCAAGTGGTAGAATTTTTTTAATATTACTGGCTAGATCACCAATTTCATCAAATATTCCAGAACCTTCCAAACTTTTATTACCACAACCAACAGCGCGACCAATACAATTACCAGATTTTACAGATGTGGCTTCCTGACCATAATGAGCTTTTCCTTTTGCAATTTTAATTAAACCTGCTTCTTTTTTACCACCTAATACTTTATTTACAAGTTTTAATGGCATTTGAAATCCAGTACTTAATCCATTTACCATATCATCAAAATTAAAAAATCCGTTAGCTTCATATTTAATATTTGGTTTAACAAGAGGAACTAAATCACTATCAACAACTTGTTTTCCTGTTTTATTTAAATGAGAAAGATAACTATCATTAATTATTTTGAGTTGTTCAGCAATATTTCTATTATAAGGATTGTTTTCCATAACTACAATATATAATTATTATATATAATATTTTTTTTTATTTTATTATATTAAATTTATTTATTTAATAGAATAATAATTTAATTAACGGGAAAGTTTTGAACTCATTCGTCCGGCTGTAGATATACCTCCCATTTTACCATATCCAACAGCATCGAGTACATCAGCTCCGACTTTTGAATATTTATTATCGGATGCTTGGAGCATTTTCTTAGACATTGGCAATAAATTTGAGGCCATTGCTTTCATATCACTAAATACACCGTTGCCGATATAACGTACAAGTTCGTTCTTAACCATATGTGGAGCGGCTGAGGCATTTAATACATCATTGCGAGTTAATACACCATTAAGATAAGACGATGAATTACCATTGGTGGTAGAAAGGATCCCAGAGTATAAAAACATAACGTTCAGTTGTGGTTGTATAGTATTTTGAAGATTATTTATGCAATCAACTTTAACTACCAGTTGGGTAGTTGTTAACGAACCGGGTGCATTATACACTTCATTTATATTAATGCAATCACCAAAATTGAGGTAAAGAACAGACCCACAAGTTCCGCGATTAAATACAACATTTCCAGCTGCACTATTTCCACCAACATTGACGAGACCACTGAACTCATCAAATGTTTGCTGACTACCGGATTTTCGAGAGAAATCATACAGTTGTTTTTGACTAAAGTTACTAAGGATACCTGTTTGGTTATTAAATGTTATATTAACCCCAGTGATTGTTGCATAATGATCGGGAATCATACTGCCTGCAACGGGATCCGCAACAGAAACAGTTTTCTGTTTCAAAAAATCATCTACCCATATTACAACTTTATCAGGAATTGAATTGAGTTGAAAAGAATTTGATGTTAGAGATGATGTCGCTCCTGATACAAGAGTGTCACCAGTATTTGGAAGAATATAATTTACCAATTGTTGTAATGGAGTAACGCAAGTAGCAGGAATTAACATTGTTGGAGGTGGTGTATAATAAAAGAGTTCCATATATGGCTTAACATAATTAATATTAGTAACTGATTTAGTTGTAGTAGCAGTATTTGATAAATACCAACGAAGAGCTCGTTTGGCAGTAGCATCCATACTCATTGTGAAATTGAGTTGAGTTATTCCAACTAAACCAGTATGTTCTTGTTCACCTCCAAATAAAAATGGTGATAAAAGAAGAGGTTCTCTAACCCGAATCGTTATGAATACCTCTCTGTTATCAGCAGCATTGCCTGTTGGTGTATTGCCAGTAATAGAAAGTATTTCAAAAGATGCTCGAGAATCAAGATCTTTACAATTTTGGGCTTGAGCGCTATTAAATGGAGAGTTCCAAGTATTAATAAGAGGGACTTGCGTTCCATCAACAGGCGCGGCCTTAGCACCAGCATTAACAACTTGCTGAGGAAGAGCAGAAAAATAATCTCCCCAGTAATCAAGTTGTGTTGGTGTCGAACCGTATAATGTTTGAATCTTTTCTTTATCAAGACCTCGAAGAATTGGATCTAAAATTTGATTTACGTTATTTTGTACAATTGAAGTGTTATTGATTTGGCAAGTCATATTATTAGTTAGTTGATGAAGAACAAAAGGTGCAAAAGAGTCTGCTCCTGTAACTAGGACAGCATTATTAGTTTGGTTAATAGGAACTCCATTCCAAAGATATTCATACGCTCCAACATTACCTTGTAGAGTAAATGTTATATCTGAACCCCAAATTACATTGCGAGATACTACTGTAGAAGTCGACGGAACTTGAATAGCATATACATGTTGGGTTTGAGAGCTACTGTTTGCCTGATATTTTTGTGATGTAATATTTTGACCAGATTTAAAAACTGCAAAATCTAAAGAATCTGAAATGTCAAGAACGGTATCTTTCACACTGAGAGGTTTTATCAAATTACTCATTATTATATATATTTATGTTATAAAAAAAAAAAAAAATTAAAAATTATGAATCTTATATATTTATAATTATTTTTCATATTCGACTATTATAAGATTTCTTGCGAAGCAGAACTAATAGATTAGCGCTAGCTCCTGCATCTAAATACATATCATGATCTACACCGTATTTGTCTCTCCATTTAATCTCCAGTGATAATTGATTGAGGGAAGCAGAACCTAATAAATCTACTAATCTATATTCACCCGCTGGTGTATAAAATACATTTTGATTAGTTGCCTCAACACCTGAATTAAGGGGAACTATAAAATCAGTGAGAACTTTTGTAATAGACTGCTGTTTATAAATATTACCAGTAGTAGTTGGATCGACATCATTTAAGTTTTGAGGTTGCCCTGTTAATTGTGATTCTATAGGAATGATAGTGGACGAAAACACCCATGATTGTATAGGTGTCCAAGTCTGCACAGAGGATATTTGTTGTAGGTAAGAAGCATATTCACCACTGACTTGAATAATACCATCGAATAGAATATTAGTATCTAATAAATATCTACATAAAGCAGATTCTGGATAAACTGGACTATTTCCGGAATTAGCTGGATAATATTTAAATCTAAATGTATTTAAAAGATTATATAATGGTTGATTTACAGAAATGTAAACATTAGAACCAGTCGGTATTCCTGTAGGACTCGAAGTTGGCTGATTAAACACAATTTTATTTAAAGCAGAATCCCATTGAAAATATGGAAGTTTAGCCCAAGTTGAATTTGTAGTATTAAATGCTGTTTTTATAGCATTATTAATCATTCTACAAAATGTATCAACATATTTAATATAAAAATATGGATTATTATATAATTCTTCTTTATTTCTTGGATATGATAAAAGAGTTGAGACATTAATATTAATTGTTTCAGGTATAAATACTAGGGTTGTAGTATCACCAAATTGTGTATAAGATGTAACAATTTCAAACTGTACAAATGGAAATGATAACATAGATGATGTATTATAATTAGTATTTGGATCAATATAATTATTAATTATTTGTAATGTATTCGGATTAATAGTAGATAGGCTACTAACGCCATTAATAATATTTGATAATAGAATATTATTATTATAATTAAAACCAATTAGGCCATTTAGTAAATTTATATTACCTAAATTATTTTTTAGAATACTATTAATACCAGTAGGATTTAATTTATTAATATAAGTTGTATTGTCTAAGTTATTATATAATGCGTATATATTTGTTCCATCTGTATATAAAGATGATATATTTGGATTAGATGAAATTGTTGTAGATTCATCAAATATATTACTGAGACTAGGTTCGCCGGCTATTGTCCATTGACTAATTGTATTTTCAAGTGTTGAACCACCTATTTTAGGTACAGATGAAACGTAATCATAAGTATTTACATATTGAGACTTATTAAAAATGATATTACCTGCATTTATTGATCCGCTATAAATTTTATTATCATTTTTTCCAATACCATAAATATTACCATTTGTTCTAGAAACAGATGCAGAAAGTAATTCAATATTACTTGTTATTTGTGTAAATTGATGAGTTGAAACTGTTTCAACATTCATCCACATTGATATTTTATTAGGTAATAGATATGGAATAGTTGTATTAAATGGAAAATTTATAATATATGAATTAGCAGACTGATAACTGGCAGATTGAAACAAAAAATTCATATTTCTATCATTATAAAATTCATTTTCTACGGGGGTAAAATCTAGTAAACAAATCGTTCCATTTTCTGGTTTACATTGAATATAAGATGAATATCTACCATTTACACATTGAAATAATTGGGTAGGTGTTCCACTTACTGCTGTATAAGTATTATCTGTAAATACAATAGAATATAAAGTATTCCCATATTGTAATTCATTTATATATTCTAGATAAAATAATTTACTTGCACCATTTACTTGATCATTTTTATTAGCAGTAATATCAATAGCACTATTATTAATAGTATTAATTGGATTTGCCGTACCATATTCGTAAATTAGTATGGTTGAACCACAAATAACTGCAATATGTGTTGAATCTAATTCACAAATAACGGTGCTTGCATTTGTTGGCAAATTAAAAGTATCAATAACATTGGTGGGGTTACTACATGATCTTATAACTATAGTCGGATTTAAAATATTACTAAAATTTGAATATGCAAAACTTGATGTTGATGGTAAGTAATATAATCCATTAATATTAGTATCTAAATCAGTATATGTATTTATAATAGCATTAGTTAATCCATTATATACTATTAAAGTTGTTGTTCCATTTAATACAAAATAATTTTGTTCATTTTGAAAAACTGCAGTTATATTTAAAGATGATGTTGGTGTATCATTAAAAGGTAATGCTGGATTTGTAATATAACTCTTAGAACCTGTAGGAGATCCGGTAAAATTAAATCCCATCAATGCGCCTAAAACAGAATTGGTTATATCTGAATAATTTAAATATCCAAACTCATAAGGAGCAATAGGATATGTAGATTGATATAGATTATTATCACTACCTACAGCTATAAGATAATTTGAATCATCTTGGCTATCCAATGAATAAAATCCAGTAGGAGTATTATTAATTGAAAAATTACCGAAATTACTCCAAACATTTAATGGCAATATTCCAGAAGCTGAACTGCCATTCAGTTGATAATATTGGCCAGATAATCCAAGACCATATAATCCAGAATCTGCTTGATTACTATACATATTTAAAATTATTGCATCATTATTCAGTTGAGTCATTGCTGAAGGTTGCGTAGAGATTGGAGATTGAATATAATAAGTAGTATTATCGCTTGCAGTTGCGAAATAAAAACCAGCAGCTATATAGACAATTGGAGATATTAAATTTGGTGAGTTTGTTAATTCACTATTATTATTAACATTATACATATTATTGTTAACTAGTCCATATAAATTATCTGGAAAGCTGGTGTTTGCAGAAAGTTCATTAAGAGTATTATTAACGAATACAATTCCTGAAACATTAGATTTATTGCTTGGAGATGTGAATACATCGGTAAAATCCCAAGAACTTGGTCCTGTTCTATAACCTTTGGTATAAAATATAGTGTTATCTATATTATTAACTGTTCCAAAATAATAGTCTCCAGTTGATTTGTTTGTTGTTACAAATTTATATGAACTACCCGAAGAAGGGGTTTTAGTTAATAATATTTGATTAGTTACTTTATCAAATACTTTTAAAACACCGCCAGAAATAATATATAGAGAACCATTACCACTAGTATCTAATCCATTAT